ATATGTAGCTAGACCTCAAACAGCTGAGATATTTTTTGAAGATGTGCTTATGGCTTGTGTTTTTTATGGGATGCCTATTCTTATAGAAAACAATAAACCAAGATTATTGTATTATTTTAAAAATAGAGGATATAGAGGCTATTCTATGAATAGACCTGATCGTTCATTTAATAAACTTTCTAAAAGCGAAAAAGAATTAGGAGGTATTCCAAATTCAAGCGAAGATATTAAACAAGCTCATGCGGCCGCAATAGAATCTTATATAGAAAAATATGTTGGGTTAGATTTATTAGGCACTTTTAGGGAGATTGATTTAATGGGAACAATGTATTTTACAAGAACATTGGAGGATTGGGCTAGATTTAATATAAACAATAGAACTAAATTTGATGCATCAATAAGTTCAGGTTTAGCTATAATGGCAAATCAAAAATCATTATATCATCCCGTTAAAAAAAAATCAAAAATAAAACTTAACTTTGCTAAATATGATAATAAGGGGAGTTATAGCCAAATCTTAAGATAAATGGAAGACGTAAAAATAAATATAAACCCTACTGCATTTCCAAGTCAATTTGTTTCTGATGCAGAAAAAAAATCTTACGAATTTGGGTTACAGATAGGTCAAGCAATTCAATACGAATGGTTTCGAAAAGATGGAGGTCAAAGTAGATTTTATAATCAATGGGCTGATTTCCACAGGCTTCGTTTATATGCTCGTGGTGAGCAATCAATACAAAAATATAAAAATGAATTAGCTATTGACGGAGATTTAAGTTATTTAAATCTTGATTGGACTCCAGTTCCTATTATACCAAAGTTTGTTGATATAGTGGTAAACGGCATGGCTGATAGAATATTTAAAGTAAATGCTTATGCTCAAGACGGAATGTCTTTAGATAAAAGAAGTAAATATCAAGTAAATTTAGAAAAAGATATGCTTGCTAAGAATGTAATGAAGCAAGTACAAAATGATTTTGGCATTAATACTTTTGCAACATCTGAAGAAGAAATTCCAAATAGTTCAGAAGAGCTTGCATTACATATGCAATTAAAATATAAACCTTCCATTGAAATAGCAGAGGAAGAAGCTATAAATACAGTTTTAGCAGAGAATAGATATTATGAATTACAAAAACAAATCTATTACGATCAAACTGTTTTGGGAATTTCTATTTGTAAAAATACATTTCAACCTGGGGCAGGCATAAAAATTGAATATGTTGATCCAGCTAGTGTTGTATATAGTTATACAGAAAATCCTCATTTTCAAGATTGTTTTTATTGGGGAGAAATTAAAACACTACCAATAACAGAATTAAAAAAAATTGATCCAAGTCTTACTAACGAAGATATGGATGAAATATCTAACTACAGTCAAAGTTGGTATGATTATAATAATACAGCTCAATATTATAACAACAGCTTGTTTAGTAAAGATAGTGCTACTGTTTTATTTTTTAATTATAAAACAACTCAAACATTTACATATAAAAAGAAAATAAATGCTTCAGGTGGAGAAAGGTTAATAGAAAAAGAGGATACATTTAACCCTAGTCCTGAAATGATGGAAGAAGGTAATTTTAAAAAAATCTCTAAAACTATAGACGTTTGGTACGAAGGTGTTATGGTTATGGGAACGAATATTATTTTAAAATGGGAAATGTCAGAAAACATGGCTAGACCTCAATCTGCATCTCAAGAAGTTTATCCTGAATATGTAGCTTGTGCGCCAAGAATGTATAAAGGTGTGTTAGAGTCTTTAGTAAGACGTATGATTACGTTTGCTGATTTAATTCAAATAACACATTTAAAATTACAACAAGTAATTTCAAGAGTAGTTCCTGATGGTGTGTTTATAGATGCAGATGGATTAAATGAAGTAGATTTAGGAACAGGACAAGCTTACAATCCTGAAGACGCACTTAGAATGTATTTTCAAACAGGTAGTGTTATTGGAAGAAGTTACACTCAAGACGGAGATTTTAATCAAGCAAAAGTTCCTATTGAGCAATTAAATAGTAATTCAGGACAAGCAAAAATTCAAAGTCTTATAGGAAGTTATAATCATTATCTTTCTATGATAAGAGATGTAACAGGTCTTAACGAAGCAAGAGATGGTTCTACTCCAGATTCTTATTCATTAGTAGGTCTTCAAAAATTAGCAGCATTAAGTAGCAATACAGCAACTAGACACATATTAGATGCTGGGTTGCAAATGAGTCAAAGATTATGTACTGCTTTATCTAGTAGAATAGCTGATATGTTGCAATATTCTGATTTTAGAGAAGAATTTGTAAATCAAATAGGAAAATATAATGTAGGAATTTTAGAAGAAATAAGTGAATTGTATTTAAGTGATTTTGGAATATTTATTGAAATTGAACCTGATGAAGAACAACAGAGAATGTTAGAACAAAATATTCAAATGGCTCTTCAAAGAGATTCTATTAATTTAGAAGATGCAATTGATATAAGAGAAATAAGAAATATAAAATTAGCTAATCAAGTTTTAAAATTAAAAAGAAGATCTAAGCAAGATTTAGAAGAACAACAAAAAGCAGCAGTAGCTCAACAACAAGCTCAAATAAATATGCAATCTCAACAAATGGCTGCACAAACAGCTATGCAAAAAGTTGAAATGGAAACTCAATCTTCAATAAAAATAGAAGAGGCAAAAGCTCAATACTCAATACAAAAAATGCAAGGTGAAGCTGCAATTAAAAAACAACTAATGGATCATGAGTTTGGATTACAAATGAGTTTAAAAGGAGTTGAACAAAAAGGATTAGAAGATAGAGAGTCTCAAAGAGAAAAAGCAAAAGCTAATAGAATATCTCAAGCTAACACAGAGCAATCAAAATTAATACAACAAAGAAAAAATAACTTGCCTCCTGTAAGTTTTGAGTCAAATGAAGATACGTTGGATGGATTTGATTTAGCTGAATTTGAGCCTAGATAATCCTTAAAAATTAAATTAAATTAAATACTAACTTTGTAAATAAAATCAAATCAAATGGAAATTAAAGTATCTGAGGTAAAACCTTTAGACCAAAAGTCAGTTCAAGAAGTGGAAAAAACGCTTTTAGACAAGCATGATCAAGAATTAAATGAGCAATCACAAGAAGTTGAATCAGAGAAAGTTGAATCAACAAATAAAAAACCTCTTGTAGTAGAGGAAACAGAAGTTGATCGTCCAACTATAAAAGACGAAGACGTTCTTTCATATATTAAGAATAGATACAATAAAGAAATATCATCGGTAGATGAGTTATTTAATGAAAAAGAAAATAACGAATCATTGCCTGAAGATGTTTCTAAATATTTAGAATTTAAAAAAACAACTGGTCGAGGGTTTGACGATTTCGTAAAAGCAAATAAGAATTTCGATAAATTAAATGACGATCAGTTATTAGCAGAATATTATTCTTTAACAGAAGAAGATTTAGATAGTGAAGATATTTATTATTTAATGGATTCAAAATTCGGAATTGATGAAGATATTGATGATGAAAAAGATGTTAAAAAGAAAAGTATAGCTAAAAAACGAGAACTTTCTAAGGCAAAAAAATATCTTAATGATTTTAAAGATAAATACAGCATTCCTCTTGAGTCAAGCGGGAATTCTTTATCTAATAAAAATCAAGAAGAAATTGATGCTTATAAAAAGTACATTCAAGAATCTAAAACTATTCAAGAAGCTAATCGAAAAAAGAATGAGTATTTTAAACAGAAGACAAATGAAGTTTTTAACTCTGAGTTCAAAGGTTTTGAGTTCAATGTAGGAGATAAAAAAATCGGATATTCTTATGGGGATGCTCAAGAAATGAAAGCTAAACAATTAAATCTAGACACTTTTATAAGTAAATATGTTGGAGACGATGGTTTAATTTCAGATGCTAAAGGGTGGCATAAAGCAATTAGTGCCGCTATAGATCCTAATCGTTTTGCTCAGTATTTTTATGAGCAAGGTAAATCAGATGCTGTTGGTGATATTTCTAAAAAAAGTAAAAATATAAATATGGATATTAGAAAATCTCCTCAAGCAATTGGTAGTGATGGGTTTAAAGTTAAGTCGGTTAACAAGGATAGTGGTAGAGGATTGAGAATAAGAAGTAAAAAATAAATTAAAAAATTAAAAAAATTAAAATTATGGCAGGACAAGTTAATAATGTACCAGGATTCGATCTACAACCTAGTTCAGAACAGGTACTTTTACAAACAAATTATATTACAAACTTTGATTTCTTAAATCAGTATCTTCCAGATACTTATGAAAAAGAATTTGAAAGATATGGAAACAGAACAGTAGCATCATTCTTAAGAATGGTAGGTGCTGAAATGCCTTCTAACTCTGACCTTATAAAATGGGCAGAGCAAGGAAGATTACATACAAAATACACGAATGTAACTTCAGCAGCAGCAGCAGCTCAAGATACTGCAACTCTTACAATTGCAGATGTATTAGTACCAGGCTCTGGTTCTATAGCAATTAGAGTTGGTCAAACAATTATGTTGTCTGACAGTTCTATTAACTCAACAAACAGTAACAAAGCAATTGTAACAGCAGTAGATACTGCAGCTGGAACAATTGATGTAGCTTACTATGAAGCTGGAGGTCAGACAATGGCTGCAGGAGTAGTATGTTCTTTATTTATCTATGGTTCTGAATTCCAAAAAGGAGCTATCGGAATGCAAGGACAATTAGAAGCAGATGATCAAATCTTTCAAAACTCACCAATTATCATTAAAGATAGATACGCAGTTAGTGGATCTGACATGGCTCAAATTGGATGGATTGAAGTAACAACAGAAAACGGAGCAACTGGATTCTTATGGTACTTAAAATCAGAGCATGAGACTAGATTAAGATTTGAAGACTACTTAGAAACAGCAATGGTTGAAGCAGTACCAGCTGAAGTAGCTAGTGGCGCAGCAGCAATTGTTGAAGGTGTAGCTTCAGGTGTAGGTAACAAAGGATCTGAAGGTCTTTTCTATGTTGTTGAAGAAAGAGGAAATGTATGGGCAGGAGGAAATCCTGATGCATTAGCAGATTTTGATGCAATCATTTCTCGTTTAGACAAGCAAGGTTCTATTGAAGAGAATGTAATTTTCTTAAACAGAGATTTCGGATTTGACATTGATGATATGTTAGCAGCTCAAAACTCTTATGGAGCAGGTGGTACTTCTTATGGTCTATTTGACAATGATGAAGAAATGGCTTTAAACTTAGGTTTTACAGGGTTTAGAAGAGGTTATGACTTCTACAAAACTGACTGGAAATACTTAAATGATCCAACAATGAGAGGGGATATCGTAGGTGGAGCTATAAATGGTATATTAGTACCTGCAGGTTCTACAACTGTTTATGACCAAGTACTTGGTAAAAACGCTAAGAGACCTTTCCTTCATGTTAGATATAGAGCTTCAGAAACTGAAGACAGAAGATATAAAACTTGGATTACAGGTTCAGCTGGTGGAGCTGCTACATCGGATTTAGATGCGATGGAAGTAAACTTCTTATCAGAAAGAGCTTTATGTACTTTAGGTGCTAATAACTTCTTTATTTTCAATAACTAG